TAAGAATATAAGAAGGAGAAACTAATGTTTCAAACACAAAACTTACAAGAAAAGTGGCAGCCAGTCCTAGAGCATCCCGAATTACCAAAAATCGATGATGCATACAGACGAGCTGTTACTACTGTCATCTTGGAAAACCAAGAAAAAGCATTAAGAGAAGATAGAGCGTTTTTAGGCGAAGCCGCTCCAACAAACGCAACAGGTTCATCAATTGATAATTGGGACCCAATCCTAATCTCTCTTGTTAGACGTTCAATGCCAAACCTTATTGCATACGATGTATGTGGTGTTCAACCAATGACTGGTCCAACAGGACTTATCTTTGCAATGAGAGCAAGAGCAAAATCACAAGCAGGCGCAGAAGCGTTACAGGATGAGGAAATTCCATTTCTATCCAACCAAGACGCAGCTGGCGATACTGGTGCGGGCGACCAATCAGGTACAAACCCAGCAGTATTAAACGATACACCTGCAGGTACATATACCTCTGCAACTGGTCAAACAACTGCACAGGCAGAAGCTTTAGGTGATACTACTGCTGACGCTTTCGCAGAAATGGCTTTCTCAATTGAGAAACACACAGTTACAGCTGTATCAAGAGCTCTTAAAGCTGAATACACAATGGAACTTGCTCAAGACTTAAAAGCAATCCATGGTTTAGACGCAGAGACAGAACTTGCTAACATTTTATCAGCAGAAATCTTAACAGAAATCAACAGAGAAGTTATAAGAAACATCTATGTATCAGCTGTTAAAGGTGCTCAGGTAAATACAACAAACGCAGGTATTTTCGATTTAGACACCGACTCAAATGGTCGTTGGTCAGTTGAAAAGTTCAAAGGACTTCTATTTGCAGTTGAAAGAGATGCTAACGCAATCGGTCAACAGACAAGAAGAGGGAAAGGTAACATCATCATTACAAGTGCTGACGTTGCTTCTGCTTTACAAATGGCTGGTGTTTTAGATTACACTCCAGCGTTATCAACTAACTTAAACGTAGATGATACATCAACAACTTTTGCTGGTGTGTTAAACGGCAGATACAAAGTATATGTAGACCCATATGCAGCCAACGTATCAGCTTCACAATACTACGTAGTTGGTTATAAAGGTTCTTCACCTTATGACGCAGGTATGTTCTACTGTCCATATGTTCCACTACAAATGGTGAGAGCAGTTGGCGAGAACACATTCCAACCAAAAATTGGATTTAAGACTAGATACGGTATCGCTTCAAACCCATTCCACACAGGAACAGTGGGTGCAAGTACTGACGGAAGTATCGCAATTACAGCGAACACTAACAAGTACTATAGAAGAGTTAAAGTAGCTAACTTAATGTAATCTCGATTACAATTTTATTCCAAAGGGGCGCTTCGGCGCCCTTTTTTATTTCTACTAAATAGTATTATGACTAGTGTATCAAGACAACCAACAACATTGGACTTTGCAAGTCCAACTCAATTTAAGTTTGGAATTACTCAACTTCCAAAGGTTGAGTTCTTTGTAACGCAATGTAATTTGCCCGGTATTTCACTTGGCGAAGCATTTATGCCTACACCTTTAAAACAAATACCTATGATGGGTGATGAACTTACATTTGACAATCTTACCATTGGATTTCAAGTAGCAGAAAGCTATGAAAACTACATTGAATTACACAATTGGTTATTAGCAATAGGTTTTCCAAAATCAAGAAAACAATTTAGCGACTTTAGAGCAGTTACATCCAATACACCTTCACCTACTAGAGGTGCTGTTGCTTCAGGTACTGATGTTGGACAGACTAGTGAAAGAACACCTGCAAACGCAATGTTTTCAGATGCAACATTAACACTACTAACAAATAAAAACAATCCTTTAATCGAAGTAAGATTTCAAGACTTATATCCATTATCTCTTTCAGCTTTAGATTTTACTCAAGAGGAAACAGATATAACATACTTAAAAGCAACGACAGAATTCGCATATAAATATTATGAAATAGTAACCCTATAAAAGGAATTATATTATGACACACATTGATTTGTGGAAAGAGCTTAAGTCTCTTTCAAGAAACAACAACTACATAGACATTGAGTACTTTGAATATGAAGTTCTTAATAACATCTTCTCTAAAATCCAAACAGTAAAATATCACGGTGGTGGAACTAATTTAGATTTTTTTGCCGCACAAAGTAATAATAATATTACAAGTTGCGTTAACACAGAAATTAATTTAATTAATCGAATGGGTCTTAATATACCAGAAGTAATTGAAGACTACAAATCTTTATTTAACTACAAAGGCAATTATCATTTTGACAATAGAGATGCTACAAATGATAAAATATTTTCATACTATTATGATTGTGTATGTGATTGTATAGGCCCCGAAGAAGTTGATTATGAATTAATTAATCCTCCAAAATATTATATTCTCTATCACTATGGAAAGATAGAAAACTTTTCATGGATAACAGAGTTTGATAAAAAAATACCTTTACAGTTTGCAACAAAAAATCTTGCAGTGTTTAGTCATATAGAAACTAAAATCTATAGGAATTATCACAATACAAATAAAGTTAAAAGAAGAAAGATGATTGTCAACTCTAGAGAAATACCTGTACTATCAAGTGGTGGTGGTGATTAAATAACCCTTGACAAGACACAATATATAGTGTATATTTTAAAGCAAAGGATACTAATACAAAATGACATTAGATGAATTAAAACAAATAGTCTACAAAGAATTACCTGTTAATAAAGACCATTTAGATACAGAGGCTTTAAGAAATCAAGATTTGTATGCTAAGTTTATTGATTACAAAACTAACTTTGAATTTTTACTTGCAAAATCAAAAGGAGATTACAAAGTTTTATATAGAGACAAATGGGAATACTATGGTGGAAAAGCAGACGCCAAAGTATATGCAACAAAACCTTTTGATTTAAAAGTATTAAAAAATGATTTACATGTTTATATTGAATCAGACAAAGAAATTATTGATGCAGAAAATAAAATAGTTTACTTGGAAACTACAACAAAATATATTGATTATGTTTTAAAGTCTATTTCTTCTAGAGGTTGGGATATTAAAAATGCTATTGAATGGAAAAAATTTGAAGCCGGAATGGTTTAATGATATTCAACAAATGAGAAACGAAGAGATAGAGTTTCTCTATAAAATGGTTGAAAGCACCGAGGGTGATATTCTAGAAATAGGTATGGGTGGTTCTACTTTTGCTTTCTTAGATGCAACAAAAGATACAGATAGAAAAGTTTATTCCATAGACTTAAAAGATAAATTAAAAGATTACTATGATTATATACCAAAAGACTATCTTGAAAGACTTACTTTTATTCAAGCAAACTCACATGAATATAACTTAGAAAAAGTTAATTTTGAAATGTTATTAATTGATGGTGACCACACATTTACTTCAGTTCGTAGAGATTCATTATCGTATTGGAACAATGTTGTTGATAATGGTTTAATTTTATATCACGATTACAATACACCAGGTGTTGAAAAGTTTGTTGATTCTATGGTAGATTTAGATATGGCCACATTGTATGATAAACAAAACAATTTAGTTGCATTAAAAAAGTCATGATTTTTATTCACAAAATAAACGATGTACATTTAATGGTTGAATGCGAACAACATGTTGCAAGAGAACTAAGTACATTTTTTGAATTCGAAGTGCCTGGTGCTAAATTCATGCCAGCATTTCGTAATAGAATGTGGGATGGTAAGATACGTTTATTTTCACAAAAGACAAGTATGATTTATGTAGGGTTGTTATCTTACCTAGAAGACTTTTTAAAAAACAATAATTTAGAATATGTTCTTCATGAGGGTGTTAACTCAAATGTAAAGCCTGTTAATGTAGAAGATGTTCAAGGTTTTATTAATGCATTAAAGATACCATTTGAAACAAGAGATTACCAATTCAATGCAATTTGTACTGCGATAGAAAATTCTAGAAGATTGTTTGTAAGTCCAACTGCATCTGGTAAATCATTTATCATTTATTGTTTAGTTCGTTATTATAGTATGATGAATAAAAAAATATTAATATTAGTACCGACAACCTCTTTAGTAGAACAAATGACAAGCGATTTTATTTCTTATGGTTGGAAAGAAGATAAAATACATAAAGTTTATTCTGGTCATGATAAAGAATCAGATAAGCCTGTTGTCATATCAACTTGGCAATCTTTATATAAATTGCAAAAGAATTATTTTAAACAATATGAATGTATCTTTGGCGATGAAGCACACACGTTTAAAGCAAAATCTTTAACTGGTATTATGGAAAAGTTACAGCAATGTCCTTATCGTTTCGGATTTACAGGTACACTTGATGGTACACAAACCCATCGATTAGTTCTAGAAGGTTTATTTGGTAAAGTAGAAAAAGTAACTACTACAAAAGAATTAATGGATGATAAAACACTTGCACAATTAACAACAAACTGTGTTGTTTTAAAACATAAAGAAGAAGAATGTAAACAAATTAAAGATTATACATATGCTGAAGAGATAAGTTATCTTGCAGGTCATACTAGAAGAAATAATTTTATTGTCAATTTATGTAAAACACTAGAAGGTAATACATTATGTTTATTTCAACTAGTAGAGAAACATGGTAATATACTATACGATATGTTAAAAGGTGATAATACCTATTACGTGTATGGTGGAACAAGCGCTGAAGAAAGAGAAAAGATAAGAGAAAATGTCAATTTATCAGATAATTCTATTATTGTTGCGTCTTATGGCACTTTTAGCACTGGTATTAATATTCCTAACCTTAACAATATCGTGTTCGCAAGTCCAAGTAAAAGTAGAATACGAGTGTTACAATCGATTGGACGTGGGTTGCGTAAATCCAACACTAAAAGTTCCGTTCTAATATGGGATATATGCGATGATTTGACATACAAAACTAAGAAGAATTTTACACTAAGACACTTTGAAGAAAGAATAAATATATACAATGAGGAAAGTTTCTCATATAGGATAGATGAGGTAAAAATATGACACAACAAATAATTAAGTTTAATAGTGGTGAAGAGATTATCACAGACATAGTTAAATTTGATAAAGACTATTTTACAATAAAGAATCCAATGAAAATGTCAACTCACCCAAGAATGACGAAAGACGGTGTTGTGGAATCATTATCATTAAATAAGTGGATGCATCCATATACAGAACAAGCAGTTTGCAAAATAAGAAAAGATAGTATTATTACAGTAGTAGCAGCTTCCGAAGGTATGAAACTTTTTTATGTTAAACAAATGGAAATTGCAAATAGAAATCCAATGAAGTTAGGATACTCAACTTTTCAAGAAGACTTTGACAGTAAAGAAAATAAAGATTACGGAGATAGCCATGAAGATGAATGGGAAGAGAGCGAAGTAAAGAAATTCTTAGATGGTATTAAACCTACCCAACACTAAACTCAAACAGGTACATTAACCTATTATACGAGCAAAAGTGTAAATGTCAAGGGTTAAATTTATTTTTTATTACCTTGACATTGTGTGTCAACTATGATAAAAATAGGAGTACAAAATGGCAGACGAAGATAAAAATAAGTTAGAAGAGTTAGAAGAGAGAATACAAGCTCTTGAGGAAAGTGAAGAACATCTAGAAGCAGTTGAAGAACTAAGAGATGAACTTGAAGTAAGACTTGATACTCTAGAAGATAAACTTGAAGAAGTTATACAACTAATTAATGTGCCAGTAGACGCATATGACGAAGATGAAATAATTCCACCAGCAGGTGCTAGTTGGGGTGAAGAAACGGAAAACGAAGAAGAATACAATTACGATGACGAAGATGATGTTAATGAAAGCATCGCAAAAGACGAATTCGGCAATTAACAATTATAATTAAGTATGGCGCCGTGCAATACGGCGTCAGTGAAAAAGGATGTGACTTGTGAAGAAAAAAAATTCAGTTCATTACGTTGACAACAAAAAACTTTTTGAAGAAATGCAAAAGTTCAAAGAGAAATGCAAAGAAGCAGAAGGTGTTGGCGAACGAATGCCACTAGTACCTCATTACATAGGAGAGTGTTTCTTAAAAATTGCAAATGGTTTATCTTATAGACCAAACTTTATTAATTACACTTACAGAGACGAAATGATTTCAGATGGTATCGAAAACTGTCTCCAATATATTTACAACTTTAATCCTGAGAAATCAAAAAATCCTTTTGCGTATTTTACACAAATAATCTATTATGCTTTTGTTAGAAGGATACAAAAAGAAAAAAAACAAACTCATATCAAACATAAGATTATTGAAAACGAAGAGTATCGTACACATGTTGTTATGCCAATAGACACTACAAATTATAGTATTCATGGATTTGATGCTACAATTATGTTACCTAGTGAACCTGTGTACAAAACAAAAGAAAAAGAAAAGGAAGAAAAAACTCCAGCAGGTTTAGAGAATTTTATGGAAGAACCTAAAAAATGAAAGTCGCTCTAATCACCGATACTCATTTTGGTGCAAGGAACGATAATACTTTCTTTTTAGATTATATGCTTTCATTTTATGAGGGTATATTTTTTCCTTACTTAGAAAAACATAATATTAAAAATGTTATTCATTTAGGAGACTTAATGGATAGACGTAAATATGTTTCTTTTAAAACTGCAAAAGAATTTAGAGAAAGATTTCTATTTCCAATACAACATTTAAAAATAAACTTTCATTGTCTTGTTGGTAATCATGATATATTTTTTAAGAACACAAATGATGTTAATTCATTAAGAGAATTAATTGATGGTAAGTCAAAACATATTCACATTTATGAAGATGCAACGGAAGTTAATTTTGACGGATTAGATATTTTATTTTTGCCATGGATTAATTCTCAAAACTCAATTTATGCTGAAGGAATGATTCTAGAATCAAAGGCAAATATTGCTATGGGGCATTTAGAAATAAAAGGTTTTCAAATGAATAAGGGAATTGTAAGTGACCATGGTCATGATAAAGAAATGTTTAAAAAATTTGATACTGTGTTTTCTGGCCACTTTCATCATAAATCAGATGATGGTCAAATTTACTATTTAGGAGCACCCTATGAAATAACTTGGTCTGATTACAATGACACAAAAGGATTTCATATATTTGATACTGAAACTTTAGAGTTAGAAAGAATAGTAAACCCTATCAGAATGCATGAAAAGATTTTTTATGATGATACTAATACAATGTATGAAAATCATGATGTGTCTCAATACAAAAACAAGTTTGTTAAGTTAGTTGTAGTAAACAAAAAAGATTTATATCAGTTTGATAGATTTATGGAAAGACTAATGAAAGCAAACTGTCATGAAGTAAAAGTTATCGAAGACTTTTCAGATTTACATGCTGATACTGTACCAGATGATATTGTAAAACATGCTGAAGATACAACTACATTATTAAACAAATATGTTGATGAATTAGACATTACTCTTGATAAGGATAGACTAAAAAGAATAATGCGTGGCTTATACAACGAAGCT